CGGGAATCAATACCGGCGAGATGGGTCTATTGTGTACCTGGGTACAGCTCCGATTTGAAGTTGGGTCAACCCCCGGTGAGGTGGTGCGCATCCGCGCACCTTCGAGTCTCCTGGAAGAGACTCTTATTTAGGGGATCGAATGATGAGCCCTTTTGGTATGGAGGATGTCGCCTCCTTAAATCAGCGTCGCTACGCTTAGCCTATAAGGGTGAATCGGGGTGATTCACCTAGATAAGAGTTCTGCTTTACAGAGACTCTCTCAGTCTAATCCACTGACCCCCGCCTCAGGGGCGCCTACGGCCCTTCCCTTTGGGAAGCATACCGAGCGGTCAAACGGATTAATCTAAACAATTAATCATGCTTAACCTACTTACCCGTCTTTTGACGATGACTCGCCAAAGTAAGATAAGAGGTGCAGCACGCTTGACTAGGCGGCTGAGTCTAACGACTCAGCAACGGCTAATCGGACTATGCGTAAGTATTGTCCGGTTAGCAGTGGGAGGAATGACGAGAGATAGGCTCAGAGCTATCTATATCTTTACTAAGGTAGTGATCCGATTGCATCGGTCTCGGGGCCAGAAGGGTCTGGTCCTGTGGCTAAAAGCGGCCAATATCTGTCTTATGACAGCTACTGGTGGTTCTCCGAAGTCGGACAGCCGGCCGGTTGGGGCCTTCGTGGCGTTATCACGAAGCGGGATCCCTAGGATCATTCCTAGTGGTCACCGCTTACGGATTCGTCGCGGGGACAACCAACTCCTCCGGCTGTGGTTGAGCCTGTTTGGCCTTTACCGGGTACTCAAATACCCGGCGAAGGTCAACACCTCGACCATTACTCGTCCTGGAGTACCCTTATCTGTTGCTTTTGTTTCTTCCTGGGAGACCTGGTTATCTAACCATTTCTTCAAGGGGTTGCAATCGGTAACTGATGAGTGTTACAAAGGGATGAATCCTGCACGATTACCTGCACCCGAGCTCCTCGGCATCGCCCAGAGCGGGGCTTGTTCTAAACCCTTGCAGAGTTCCTTTTCCGCAAGGGCCTGGGCAGCCTACGTTTGGGTGACCGGAGCAATGCATGTACCAGGCCCAAAGCATATGGGTCGCTCTCATCCCCCAAATTGGGGTGAGAGTCTTCCGTGGTACCTTCATTACTGCGATCAGTACGAGGGAACCCAATCTCTTTGGCGGAAGATGGAGGCGGTCGCGTCGTATGACCCGACCGGATATCCATTCGCCGGGAGATTGGCAACCAAGTTAGAGGCCGCAGGCAAGGTCCGGGTGTTTGCTATGG